TTCCAAGGCTTTAATGGTCCTACTGATAAAGCAATCGAAATCGTCTTTGATCGCCTGTGGGAATTGAAGCGTGTCGGCGTTTCCTTTATCACCATCGGCCATACTAAGAAAAGCGACATCGCGGATCCTGTTTCTGGCGAGACATATTCCATCCTCACAACCAATATGGACAAGCGTTATTTTAACGCCATGAAAAATAAAGTTCATTTCCTCGGGGTTTGTTATATCGACCGCGACATTGTTAAGTATAAGACTGGCCGTAAGAACATTGTCACCAATAAGGAGGAAGTCAAGGGCAAGATCACAGGCGAAAAGCGTGTTGTCTGCTTCCGTGATGATAATTTCTCGGTGGATTCCAAGAGCCGTTTTGCTGACATTGTAGATCGTGTTCCGCTTGATGTTGATGAATTCATTAAGGCCATCACGGACGCCATCAAGAAGGAACACGATAAAGGTTCCACCAGCTATGAGGACGATCTCAAAAAGCAGGCCGCAAAAGCCAAGGCCGAGGAAAAAGTACATCAGGCACGCATTGATAAATTCAAAGCTGACCGTCAGGACGAAGCCGATGAGGGAAATCGCGAAACTTATATCGCCACTATCGCGGCTAAATTCTCCAGTGCGTCTGATGATGTCAAGGCTCAGGCAAAGTCCATGCTGAATGAATCCGGCTACGCAAAGTTCTCTGATCCTAATGTGCCTATTGCCACCCTCAAAAAGATTGCCTCTCTCTTCGCATAAGGCAGGCAGCGCATGGCAAAAACAACCGCACCCAAAGGCCGCCGCGTCAAGTGTCAGGCAACCGGTGTATGGGGCACGACACTCACGTACTATAAAGCCCCGGACGGCCACTGGTATAAGGACGAAGCAACCTATCAGGACAAGCTCCATAAAGCTGCCATGCATAAGCAGGTCATCGCCGCACTCGCCGATGTTATGATGTTCGATCCATCAATGGCGTTCCCTACCATCATCCCCAAAAAGCTCAAGGAACTCAGCTTCTATGACGATGAAATCATTCTCGCCACGATTGAGCAATGCCGGGATAAGATCGGGTACGCCATGCGCACCAAAGAGTTTTCAAGCGAGTACGGCCGCGCCGCTTATGTCATGGCCATTATCAAAAACCATATCAACGATGTCTATAAGGCGGCAAAATCCAACGCCGCCGTACAGCACAAGCAGGAAGCAAAAGCGCAGCAGGTCCCCATTTTGCAGGATCTCGGTTTTGGGGCAAATACGCAGGATCACCACACACACAGGGATATTTCAGACTTCCTGTTTGACGATGAGCAGGAATGAGGTGATTTCCTATCGAATTACAAGAAATTTTACATAAAATCAATGCAGACCGTGAACAGGTCGAAGCACCGTTTGTATTCTGCCTCTGGAAGGACCCCTACCTTTATGACGAGTACGACCGCGTCAATACTGGTACGGATGAAACCATCCAAACCGATGATTCTAAATTCTACTTTGCTCTTGGCCGCGCTCTGTATGAGCAGGGCTATCGCAACTTCGATGCGATCACGCTTAACGCTTACCTCAAGGATAAGGATGAAACCCGCAAAGAGTTTGATAAACGCGGCGGCTATCGTGAAGTCGAGGCGCTCAAATCTCTCATCAACCCGGATAACGTCGAT